TTACCAGGCGTAAACTTACCACCGCCGCCAGTGACCAACCAGAAGAGCTCACAGGGTTGGACACCACAATCGATTGGAAAAACACTGGAGACAACTCGTACGATGGGGAAAAACTTAAACTCCTCGTCCACGACGAATCAGGCAAGTGGGAAAGGCCAGACAACATCCTCAACAACTGGAGGGTCACAAAGACAACATTAAGACTTGGTAGTAGAATTATAGGTAAGTGTATGATGGGTTCAACGTGTAACGCGTTAGACAAAGGAGGTGATAATTTTAAGAAATTATATTATAACTCTGATGTAACTAAAAGAAATAAAAATGGCCAGACAGCCTCAGGACTATATTCATTTTTTATACCAATGGAGTGGAACTATGAAGGCTTTATGGATGAGTATGGCTTACCTGTTTTTGACACACCAGATAACGAGGTCTACGGTCCACACAATGACCTTATTGATACTGGCGTTATAGAGCACTGGCAAAACGAAGCTGAAGGACTTAAAAATGATCAAGACGCATTAAATGAGTTTTATAGACAGTTTCCAAGAACTGAAGAACACGCGTTTAGAGACGAAGCTAATAACAGTATATTTAATCTAGTAAAAATATACGAGCAGATAGACTTCAATGAAGAAACTAACAACGGTATATCTGTTGGTAATTTTCAATGGGTTAATGGTATAAAAGATACAAACGTTATGTTTTATCCAGATCCAAAAGGTAGATTTAGAATTAGCTGGGTACCACCTATTAATTTACAAAATAAATTTATTGAAAAGAACGGATTAAAATATCCAGGTAACGAGCACATGGGTGCTTTTGGATGTGATAGTTATGATATATCAGGAACTGTTGATGGTGTAGGTTCTAACGGATCATTACATGGTTTAACCAAGTATAGCATGGAGGATGCACCACCTAGTCAGTTTTTTTTAGAGTACATAGCAAGACCTCAAACAGCTGAAATGTTTTTTGAAGATGTATTAATGTCATTAGTATTTTATGGCATGCCTATACTTGCAGAGAATAATAAACCACGTTTATTGTATTATTTACGAAGAAGAGGTTATAGAGGATATTCAATGAACAGGCCTGATAAAGTCTGGAATAAATTATCTGTCACTGAAAAAGAAATAGGTGGCATACCAAACTCTAGTGAAGATATTAAGCAAGCGCACGCGGCAGCTATTGAAACATACATACAAGAAAACGTAGGTTTAAAACCAGACGGCGGTTGTGGTAACATGTACTTTAACAGAACACTAAATGATTGGGCGAAATTTGATATTACTAAGCGTACTAAGTTTGATGCTACTATTAGCAGCGGTCTTGCGATTATGGCTTGCAATAGACACCTTTATACGCCTAATGCGCAAAAACAAAAAGCAAAAGTAAGTGTAAACTTTTCAAGATATAATAATGATGGATTTACATCACAAATAATAAAATAAATATGAGTAAAAAAGGTTATTTTCCTAGTCAAGTAGTTAGTGATGCAGAAAAAGCTAGCTATGAATATGGTTTAAAAGTAGCAAAAGCTATTGAAAGCGAATGGTTTGGAAAAGATAAAAACAACAATAGATATAATATCAACCAAGCTGAGTTTCATAAACTTAGATTATACGCTCGAGGGGAGCAGTCAATACAAAAATATAAAGATGAATTATCTATTAACGGTGATTTATCTTATCTTAATTTAGACTGGAAGCCAGTACCTATTATACCTAAGTTTGTAGATATAGTAGTAAATGGTATTGCTGAAAGAGCTTATGACATAAAAGCTTACTCACAAGATCCTGCTGGTGTAAGTCAAAGAACAGCCTACATGGAATCTATTGTGGGTGATATGCAATCAAAAGACTTTAATGATGATGTAATGAACAGGTTTGGTATAAACATATATCAAAACGACCCTGACACTTTACCAGAAACAACTGAAGAGCTTGAGGTACACATGCAACTTAACTATAAACAGTCAATAGAAATAGCAGAAGAACAAGCATTAAAAGTTTTAATGAATGGTAACAATTATGATAATATACTTAAAAGAGTTTATCATGATTTAACTGTTATTGGTATTGGTGCTGTTAAAAATGAATTTAACACATCAGAAGGTGCAACAATAAAATATGTTGATCCTGCTAACTTAGTTTATTCATACAGTGATTCACCTTTCTTTGAAGATATATATTATGTTGGTGAAGCAAAGAACGTAACTATAAATGAACTTAAAAAACAGTTTCCAGATTTAACAGATGAAGACCTTGAAGAAATACAACAGCAACCAGCGCAACCTGCGTATCAAGCAACAAGGTATGGAACTAAATACGAAGATAATAATTTAGACGAAAACATTATTACTGTATTATATTTTAATTACAAGACATACGCTAACAACGTATTTAAAGTCAAAACATTAGGATCAGGTGCTGAAAAAGCTATTGAAAAAGATGACACGTTTAATCCACCTAATGATGGTAACTTTGAAAGAGTTTCAAAAGCTATAGAGGTGTTATATGAAGGAGCTTTAATAGTAGGTACTAAAAGCTTATTAAAGTGGAATTTAGCTGAAAATCAAATACGTACAAAGAGTGATTATACTAAAGTTAAAATGAATTATAACATAGTAGCACCACGTATGTATAAAGGTAGAATAGAATCTTTAGTAAGACGTATAACAGGTTTTGCTGATATGATACAGCTAACGCATTTAAAGATACAACAAGTTATGTCACGTATGGTGCCTGACGGTGTTTATTTAGACGCTGATGGTTTAGCTGAAGTTGATTTAGGTAACGGTACAAACTATAACCCACAAGAAGCACTAAACATGTTCTTTCAAACTGGTAGTATCATTGGTAGATCATTAACTCAAGAGGGTGATATGAACCCAGGTAAAGTACCTATACAAGAGATAGCAAGTGGCAATGGTGGTGCAAAGATGCAAAGTTTAATTGGTACATACAATTATTATTTACAAATGATAAGAGATGTAACTGGATTAAACGAAGCAAGAGATGGTAGTACACCAGATAAAAACGCTTTAGTTGGTATACAAAAGATGGCAGCGGCGAATAGTAATACAGCTACAAGACATATATTGCAGTCTGGTTTATTCTTAACAACTGAACTAGCGCAGTCGTTATCATTAAGAATATCTGATTTACTAGAATACTCACCAACAAGAGATGCTTTTATACAAGCCGTTGGTGCTCATAATGTAGCTACATTAAGTGAGCTTAGTGAGTTATACCTATATGACTTTGGTATATTTATTGAGCTAGCACCAGATGAAGAAGAAAAACAATTGTTGGAAAATAATATACAAATGGCTTTACAGTCAAATAGTATAGAACTTGAGGATGCTATTGATGTTAGGCAAATTAAAAACTTAAAGCTAGCTAATCAAGTATTAAAAATAAGAAGACAAAAGAAAGCAGCAAGAGATCAAGCTATAGCTGAAAGAAATATACAAGTACAAGCGCAAGCTAACGCGCAAGCAGCTGAGCGAGCAGCAGCAGCTGATTTACAAAAAGAACAACTGTCCCTACAAAGTAAAGCACAGCTCGAACAAGTAAGAGGTCAAGTTGAATTACAAAAGCTACAAACTGAAGCGCAGCTTAAGTTTCAGTTAATGCAAGCTGAAGCTCAGATATCAGCACAGCTTAAAAATTTAGAAGTTGAAGCGTTAAAGACTAGAGAAACTTTCAAAGAAGATCGTAAAGATGAAAGAACTAGAATACAAGCTAGTCAACAGTCTGAATTAATATCACAAAGAAAAGAAGGTTCAGGACCTAAAAAGTTTGAGTCTTCAGGTAATGATATATTAGGCGAAGGAATAGATCTAAGTTCGTTTGGACCTAGATAATGTTTAACAAATAAATAAAAACAAATGGCAATAGTAACTAATGATTGGACTGGTAGCATTTTAGCGTCAAGATGGATTGATGACACAGTCGCTGAAACACCTGGTAGAGGAAATTACTTTTGTGCTATTGAAGTTATAACAGCCGTAAAATTCACAGCATTAATATCTGAAAAGATAGATGATGATAGTGATGGTGAGGCTGCAGATGTAAGTATTTACATAAATACAGAAGGCACAGATGCAGGTACAGCTGTTGTTAACACTGATGTTTTTCCAGTAGGTACTATATTGTACGGTAAATGGACTTCATTTACATTAGCTGAAGGCAGTGTTGTAGCATACGAGTGTAAGTAAGAAATTGTACGAGAGTACATATGTTTAATTTTATAATATTATATTATGGCAGATAAAGTAAAAATTGACGAGAACAATGCTGAAGCACCTATGGGTGATGGCAAAGTAAAAAAACCTCGTCTTAAAAAATTTAATGAGCAAGAAGAACCTATGAAGGTTAATCTAGCTCAAAGCGAAGAGCCTGCAGCGGAAGAGCAGGCAGAAGAACAGCCAAAAGAAGAGACACAAGAGGAGCAACCTGTTGTAGAGGAAGTTGTTGAAGAAACAAAAGAAGAAGAGGCTGTTGAAGAAAGTGAGCAACCAGTTGTAGAAGAAATAACTGACGAAAAGGTAGAAGAGAAGGTAGAAGAAGTACAAGAGGCAGTTGAAGAGGCGATTGAAAAAGCAGAAGAAACTGGTCAAGAATTACCAGAGAATATTCAAAAGTTAATGCAATTTATGGATGAAACTGGTGGTGATCTTGAGGATTATGTTAGGTTAAATCAAGATTATAGTAAACTTGATAGTAAAGATTTGTTAAGAGAATACTATAAACAAACTAAACCACATCTTGATGCTGATGAAATTGAGTTTTTAATGGAAGACTCTTTTACATACGACGAAGATGTTGATGATCCTAAAGATATAAGGCGAAAGAAATTAGCGTTTAAAGAGCAGGTTGCCGACGCTAGAGCCCAATTAGACAGGCAAAAGTCTAAGTACTATGAAGAAATCAAGAGTGGTGTTAAGTTAACATCTGATCAACAAAAAGCTGTTGACTTCTTTAATAGATATAACAAAGAGCAAACAGAAACAGAAAAAGTTGCTCAACAACAAAGAGAGGCGTTTACGTCTAAAACAAATCAGTTATTCAACGATAAGTTCAAAGGTTTTGAATATAACATCGGTGATAAACGTTTTAGATTTAATGTTAAAGACGCAACGCAAGTAAAAGAAAACCAAAGTGATATCAATAACTTTGTTTCTAAGTTTATGGACAAGAAACAACAATTAACTGATCCACAAGGTTATCACAAGTCTTTGTTTACAGCAATGAACGCTGACGTTGTAGCTAATCATTTTTATCAGCAAGGTAAGGCAGATGCTATCAAAGATAGTATAGCAAAAGCTAAAAACATAACAACAGAACCTAGACAAGGTCTTGGTGAAGTACAAGCTGGTGGAATAAAAGTTAGAGTGTTAAGCGGTAATGATTCTGATGCTTTTAAATTTAAACTTAAAAAATAACAATTAAAATTTAAAAATTATGGCAGCAATTACTCCAAGTGCGGGTGCGTCGTTAAACGCAGTACCTTCACCAGTTAAAAGTGCTATATCTACTAACTATTTGGATTTTACTTCTTCAGACATTGACGGTAACGGAAATGCAGGTTGGGCACAGCAGTATCTACCTGATCTAATAGAGCAAGAAGCAGAGGTTTACGGTAAACGAAATATCTCTGGTTTCTTATCAGCTATTGGAGCAGAAGAAGCAATGAGTTCAGATCAAGTGATATGGACAGAACAAGGTAGATTACATCTATCTTACAAAATCGCGAGTTTATCAACTAATACTTTTACAATAACAGGTTCAGTAGGAACTACTGATGTGAACGCAAACCACGCAGTTAGAATAGGACAAACAGTTCTAGTCTCTGATGGTCAAGCGACTCCAACTGTATTTAGAGGTTACGTTTCAGATACAGCGGCTACTACTATTACAGTTTTACCTTACAAGGTAGCTAACATAAGTGATGTTTCTGGTTTTTCATTAAACGGAACAAACGGTAGAATATTCGTTTATGGATCTGAATTCGGTAAAGCTAAAAATGGTATGGGCGATAATGCTAAGAATAACGCAGTTAATCCTAGCTTCAAATCATTTAACAACAAACCAATCATCTTAAAAGATCACTATGAGATCTCAGGATCTGATACTTCTAGAATCGGTTGGGTTGAAGTAAGTGCAGAAGACGGAACTTCAGGTTACTTATGGTATCTAAAAGCAGAAGCAGAAACTAGATTAAGATTTGCTGATTACTTAGAAATGGCTTTAGTTGAAGCAGAAAAAGGTGTTCCAGGGAGCTCAGCAGCTGATTCAGAAATAGGAACAGCTGGAGACAACTTTGGTACTGAAGGTTTATTCTCAGCTATCGAAGCTAGAGGTCACACAACTTCAGGTATCGGTGGAACTACAGCAGTAGATGATTTAGGTTCTTTTGACGAGATACTTAAAAAGTTTGATGAGCAAGGTGCTATTGAAGAGTACATGCTTTACTGTAACAGAACGGTATCATTAGCAATTGATGATATGTTAGCAGCGCAAAATTCTTATGGTTCAGGTGGTACATCTTACGGTGTATTCAGTAACTCTGAGGATATGGCATTAAATTTAGGTTTCTCTGGATTTAGAAGAGCATCTTATGACTTCTACAAAACAGACTGGAGATACTTAAATGAAGTAACATTAAGAGGTCAAGACGCTTTCAACGATATCAGAGGGGTATTAATCCCAGCTGGTACTTCAACAGTTTATGATGAAGTAGTTGGATCAAGCATGAGAAGACCATTCTTACATGTTAGATATAGAGCATCTCAAGTAGATGATAGAAGAATGAAGACATGGGTAACAGGTTCAGTAGGTGGAAACATCACATCTGATCTTGATGCTATGGAAATCAACTTCCTATCTGAGAGATGTTTAGTAGTACAAGGAGCTAATAACTTCATGTTACTTAACTAATACTTTTTAAAAGAGTTAGGCGCTTCGGCGCCTAGCCCTTTTATTTTTTAATATTTAATTTTATTATATCATGGCAAAAAAACAAACAAAAAAAGCGGAAGCTGTAGTAGAACCTGCAGTTGCTGCAAAAGAACAACCTAAGAAAAAAGATTCTTGGGAAATAAAAGACAGAGTATATTTATTAAAAGAAGGTTTGTCACCTTTATCGTATACAATTAAATCAAGAGGTATATATTACTTTGATGAGGAAAAAGGATACGAAAGAGAATTAAAATATACACTTAATCAAAAGACCGTTTTTGTAGACGAATTTAAAGGCGATGCAAGATTAGGTCACATAACTTTTGAAGACGGCGTTTTAAACGTTCCAAAAGAAAAACAAACATTACAAAAGCTTTTATCATTATATCATCCACAGAGAGACAGATTATTCAGAGAGTTTAATCCTGTTAAAGAGGCTGAAGAAGATATGGTTACTATTGAAATGGAAATAGAAGCATTAAATTCAGCAATGAGTTTAGATATTGATAGAGCAGAAGCTATACTAAGAGTAGAGCAAGGTAGTTCAGTAAGTAATATGACATCAAAAGAAATAAAAAGAGATGTTGTATTGTTAGCTAAAAACAACCCTGCATTATTTTTAGAACTAGCTAATGATGAAAATGTTACGCTTAGAAACTTCGGTATTAAGTGTGTTGAGTTAGGTTTATTATCGTTATCATCTGATAACAGAACTTTTAACTGGGCACAAACAAATAGAAAACTTATGAATGTTCCTTTTGATGAGCATCCATATTCTGCGTTAGCAGCTTGGTTTAAAACTGACGAAGGTTTAGAAGCTTATAGCAATTTAGAAAAAAGATTAAAATAATTAATCACTTTATAGAGTAGTCACTCTATTGGGTGACTACACTATATAAAAAGAAATTTATGGCAATTAATGTAAACACAATTTATCAAAGAGTTTTAGCAATAGCAAACAAAGAACAAAGAGGCTATGTAACACCTCAAGAGTACAACGTTTTTGCCAACGCTGCGCAAGCAGATATATTTGAGCAGTACTTCTATGATCTTAATCAATTTATGAGAAGACCAGGTAATGATACTAGGTTTGCTGATACTATTGATAACATAGAAGAAAAAATAAGTTTATTTGAAAAGCACGATGTAACTTTATCATACGACAGTGATCATTTTAATTTACCATCGGACTTATACAAAATAAACGCAGTAACTACAAGATCATTATCTGGTTCAGATGCGGATGGTATAACCGCGCGTCATGACAGGGAAGTTGCTAATGTATCGTTAAAAGATCTTAAATACATATTAGTTGGTAATCTAACTAAACCTACAAATTCAAGTCCTATTTACGTAAAAAATTCAGATGGTATAGTTGTATACGGTGGTAAAGCAACACAGCCTTTTTATGAAACAAAATCAACATCTATTAAGATATCTTATATAAAAAATCCAGCTACAGTAAAATGGGGTTTTGTTATGGTTAACAACGAACCGCTTTATAATCCAGGTGGGTCTACCGACTTTGAATTACACGCGTCAGAACAAAGAAACTTAGTTAATAAAATATTACAATTAGCTGGTATATCTATGGAATCAGGTGATATATACCAAGCTTCTGATAAAGAAGATATTGAAAATTTACAAAACGAAAAATTATAATAAATGGCAGGCTTATTTAACAAAACACAAGAAGAGTATTATCAGCAAAGTCAGACGTTTGAATCAGATGGTACGACTGGTCCTTACACGTTATTAGACACTTTCTTTCCTAGCATACCAGGATCTAAATCAGACATAAGAGTTTTTGTAGATGGCGCTGAGCTTGACGTTGATGATTACGAGTACGGCTCCGAGCTTGACCCAAGTAACTCAAATTTAGTATTAGATACAGCACCAGCAGTTGGTGTTAATATTGTAGTTAGACAAGTAGAAGCTACAGAAGATTTTGGTACATATCAATACGTATTGTTAGCAGATATTATAAACAACTTTATGATAGCATACGTTGGCGAAGGTAAATTAATAAGTAAAGTTAGCAGAACAGATGTTAACTTTCATGCTAAAAGAGGTTTAGCAGAGTTTAGTTACGATACATTACAGTCACATAAGTCACAAGAAATAGAAGTGCCACCTTCATTAATAGTGCCTTTACCTCATGATTATGTTAACTACACTCGTATAGTAATGTCAGATACTGATGGTATAGAAAGAATATTATATCCAGTTAGATACACATCAAACCCTAAATCAATATTACAAGATAATAACTATGATTATATATTTGATAATGATGGTACACTACTAGAACAACAACCATCTGATACTTGGAATAATTTTAAAGACGGTCAATCAGGAACAAGCGAATCAAATGTTAATCAAAATGATAGTACTGATATTGAGTGGAAGTATCAGGAGGGTAGAAGGTTTGGTATAACACCAGAGTTTGCGCAGGACAATGGATCTTTTTATATAGACCTAAATCAAGGTAGAATACATTTTTCAGGAGGTTTATCAGGTAAAACTATAATAATAAAATATATATCAGATACTTTAGGTACTGATGGTGAAATGAGAGTACATAAGTTTGCTGAAGAAGCTTTGTATAAACATATTGCTTACGCCGTGTTATCATCAAGGGTTAATGTACCAGAGTATGTGGTAAGAAGATATAAGCAAGAAAGATATGCATCGTTAAGAAATGCTAAAATAAGGTTATCAAACCTTAAGTCGGAAGAGTTGGCTCAGGTGATGAGAAACAAATCCAAACAGATTAAACATTAATTAGTATGGAGATAAAAAGAAATTTTGTTGGAGGTGCTATGAACAAGGATCTCGATGAGAGAATTGTACCGCAAGGTTATTATAGAGACGCGCAAAATATAGAGGTTGTAACATCTGAAGGATCTAATGTTGGTTCAGTACAAAACATACTAGGTAACCAGGAAAGAAAAAACCAAACTGTAAACACGCAATGGTCTACATACATAAACAACTTGACTGGTGGTGCAAATGCAATTTGTGTTGGTAGTGTAGCAGATACAGAAAACAATAAGTTATATTGGTTTATATCTATACCACAGTCAAGAAATAGTAGCTATATAAATTATAGTATTATAGCCGAATACAACACAGAAACTAATTTAGTGCAGCCAGTATTAGTAGACAAAAAACAAATACTTAATTTTCAAGAAAAATATTTAATAACAGGCATTAACATCATTGATGGTATGATGTTTTTTACTGACGATGAGCATGAACCTAAAAAAATAAACATACAACAGTGTATTGATGGTACAGCTGATTTTAACACTCACACGCAAATAAACAGCGAGGATTTTAAAGAAGAACATATAACTGTTATTAAAAAATCACCACTTACAGCGCCAACGCTCGGGATGACATCGTCATCAAGAGAAAAAACAATCGGTATAATTGGCAATCCAATATATATAACTCATGACTTTTCTGGAGAAGAACCAATAGGTTCAGGTAATTACGAGCTGACAAAAATAAACGACAACGTAACTATAACAATACAAGTATCACCAGAAGCTTGGGTTAAAGGTGATATAATAAAAATAACTACAAGAAGAGATATTGATAATATAAAGCGTGATTTAAATGTAAGAGGCGTTATAACATCTATTGAAAAAATAAATAGCGCTGAAGATAATTACGAAGTATCAATAAGATTAATATCTATAGATTCAAGAATACCACTAAACACAGACTTAACATACGCTTGTACTTTAGAGCAAGATGATTCGTTATACAAGTTAAAGTTTGTGAGGTTTGCATATAGGTATAAATACAAAGATAATGAATACTCTTGTTTTTCACCTTTCTCTGAAATAGCTTTTAAACCAGGAAGATATGATTATAGAGCTGTTATAGGGCATAATAAAGGTATGGAAAATATAATAAGAGAGTTAACACTAACCTTTCCAGACTTAGCGTCTGGTTTTCCAAACAACGTTGAGTCTGTTGATATATTATACAAAGAGTCAAACAACAATAATGTTCGTATAGTTAATACAATTAAAGAAGGATCAACATACAAATTAACTAGAGAATTACTTAAATCTTTAGTTGAATCAAGCCAATTGCTTAGGCCTTTTGATGCTGTACCTAGATATGCTAAAGCGCAAGAGCTTATTGGTAATAGAATTGTATATGGTAACTATGTTGAAAATTATGATGTTGATACAGACCCTAAAATAGAAGCCACGCAAGAATCAAGTGACACAACTGAGAGACAAGCGTTTACTTCTAACGGTAGCACAAAGTTATTTTATCTTAGCTTAACTAACTTTACAGAGCTTCCAACGCAGGCACAAGATGTAGAGATATTTGTTGATGGCACGCTGTTACCTCCTTTAGATTTTCCAAGAGTATTAGATATTGATAGTCAAGGTAGAACTTTTGTTTTATTTGACCCTATAGCGCCAACAAGTGGTACCATGGAAATAATATTTGACAAACGAAACTTGGGTAGAAAATCTGTAAAGTCACTTAGAACTTATCAACTTGGTGTTGTGTATCAAGATACTTACGGTAGACAATCACCTGTATTTACAAGTCAAAAAGCCTCGACGTTTGTACCAAAAGATTCAGCTAAGAAACAAAATAAATTAGTAGGTAATATAACAACAACGCCACCAGGTTGGGCAACGCACTACAAGTGGTTTATTAAAGAAGGAGCTAGTGAGTATTATAATTTAATACTAGATACGTTCTTTGAAGCGGAAGATGGTAATATATGGCTAGCGTTTCCTTCATCAGAAGTAAACAAAATTTCTGCTGGTGATTACATAGAATTAAAAAAGCAGCATGCTAATGATTTTCCTGTAGATACAAATGCTAAATTTAAAATATTAGACTTACAAACAGTACCACCATCTTATTTAGAGTACACAACTGTATTTAAAAAAGCAGCTGATTTTAAAACAATCAACACAGCGAACTACACAGAAGCAGTAGCGAGTTTTGTTAATGGATCAAAGAGAGTTAGATTAGAAGCACAAGAAAATACAAATGTAGAAGAAATAGAAAAAATGCTACAAGATGGTGAAGCTATTGTTAAGTTTAAAACTACAGAATATGAAAGTAAAACATACACACTAACTAGCGCTTTTCTTGGAGATAGAAATACTAGAAAGAATATGCCATCTATTGAGTTAGAACTAAGAGAGCCTATAGTGAGCGAAGACGAGTGGTTACTAGCTTTAGGTTCAGGATCTAAAATAAATTTAAGAATTAGTAAAAATGAAAAAAGAGAAAGAGCAGAGCTAGAAGGTAGATTTTTTGCTAAGATATTACGTGATGATTTGTTTGAGCAGTTTATAGAAAGAACAAGCCCTTTACAACAATCAGCATATACTGTTATCGGTAGCATAGCAAATATTGACAGTCAAGTCAGTGAAACAGAATACAGATCTAATACAACGCCAGTTGCTTCATGGGAGTTATTAGGTAATAGCACGTCAAACCAAACAATGAACGCGCCAGATCCGTATGCTATAGACACCACTAACTACAAATACAGCAACACACACCCATACAAAGGTCTTAACTTCTTTGCTTTAACGTTTACAAACTTTAGTGTAGATGGTACGTTTTTAGGTAGTAGCAGTGAAAGAGTAGATCTTGATGCTGTTGAAGGTGCTATAAACAGTTTAAACTTTTTTGAAGATTTAAAGAAAATAAAAGAAGGTGCGTTGATACGCTTTGAAAACGCTAGTGGTAATAAAAGTGTTATATACAAAATAGTCAAGCATCCAAGAGCTATGGATGATTTTCAAAATTATTTTAACTTAGATAATTGGGATGGGACAGCGGCTGGTACTCAGTGGTTTGTAAGAGAGTGGGCTTTTGAAACATTAGATGGTGAACCATTTGCTGATAACTTTGAGCTAGATAATGCCCTTAGTGGTGATCCTATAGTTAAAGTAGATATAGTTAAATTAAACATCAATCAAGACAATGAAAATATAAGGGTTGACAATGCAGCAGTGTTTGAAACAGAGCCAAAAGAAATAGCAGAGCTTGATGTTTATCACGAAGCAAGTGACGCAATAGCTATATTAAACGATGAGCAAGAAGGTGATTCTGGTAACTCTGCAAATGTAGCTTACGTTTTAAGAGCAACATCTGGCACTCGATCATTTACAGTTGATAATCCTAAAGTAATAAACGTTGATAGAGATAAAAATACCGTAACGCTTGATGTTATTGTAAACGACATTAGCACGCTTGATGTTTTAACATTTGCACAGTTATCAACAGGTTATACCACAACAGTTAAAGTTTCAAAGCATAAGGTTGTGGAGTTTAGTGGTAGTAATACAATAATACATGTTGAAGAAGGTGGTCACGTTGGTTTTGACAGATTAAACTGGTTTAACTGTTTTAGCTTTGCTAATGGTGTAGAGTCAAATAGAATTAGAGATGATTTTAACCAAGTGTTTATTGATAAAGGACCAAAGGTATCTACAATATTAGAGCAACAGTTTAAAGAAGAAAGAAAAAAAGCAAGCCTTATATACTCAGGTGTTTATGTAAATAAAAAATCTATTAACAACTCAAATCAATTTTTAATAGCAGAAAAAATAACAAAAGATTTAAATCCAGAGTATGGTTCAATACAAAAACTAAAAGCAAGAGACAGTAACTTAATATCTTGTAATGAAGATAAAATAATAAACATAGTTGCGAACAAGGATGCTATATTCAATGCTGACGGTAACCCACAGTTAATAGCAAGTACAAACGTACTAGGCCAAGCAGTGCCTTACGTTGGTGAGTATGGTATAAGTAAAAACCCTGAGTCATTTGTTTCTTATGCTTACAGATCTTATTTTACAGATAAAGCTAGAGGCACTGTGTTAAGGTTATCAAGAGATGGTTTAACTGACATTGGTAGTAAAGGCATGGGTGATTTCTTTGGCGATGAACTACCAACCTCTACAGCTTTAATAGGTAGTTACGATGACAACAAAGATGAGTATGTATTAACACTTCATAAATCAGGCTATTGGAGTTTTGATGGTTCTCATAACTTTAGCTCTGATGTTTATACACCAGAAGAAAAAACATTAGCATTTTCTGAAGCAGCTGGTGAAGGTGGTGGATGGACAAGCTTTAAATCTTTTATACAAGAAAATGGTTTGAGTATAAATGACACGTATTATACATTTAAAAAAGGTTTACTATACAGCCATGACAACGAAACGAGAAACACTTTTTATGGTGGTAGTGCTGCTGATTCAAGTATAAATGTATTGTTTAACGAAGCAAGCGATACAGTAAAGAGCTTTAAAACATTATCTTACGAAGGATCAAAGCAAAGAAGGTATAGATATTTAGGTGCAGCTGGTACACCAGAGGTAACATATACCGCAGCTGATAATTTAACACTAGCAAGGCTAATTGAATTAACACCTACAGAAACTCAACTAAATGCGTTAACATCTGAAGAAAGACAAAAAGGTTGGTACTTAGATTCTATAACTACAGACCTACAAACAGGTAGTATACAAGAGTTTATAGGTAAAGAAAATAAATTTTATAATCACTTACGTGGCGATACAACTACAAAAACAAATTTAGATGCGTCTGAATATTCAGTGCAAGGTTTAGGTACTGTTGCTACGGTAAGTGATCCAGGTCAAAGCAAAGGCCAGGTAAATATTACTATACTAGGTTTAAAAGATAATAGTATTAAGATTACAGGAACACCAGCTGGTTACACAGCGGGCACAGCTACAACAGGTGAGGTAAACAACGTGTTTGGAAAAGAAGTTAACGTTGGTGATGCTATAAGTTCTATTGCCATTATAATGCAATTAGATAGTACAGGTAATAGATATTTACCTGAAACCATGACTATAAGCGGTGACGCTAATATAACCACATGGACACCTAGTGGTGCAACAGACACGCAGCAAAATTTAACACTTACGTTAAATGCTGCTGGCAACATAACAACAGCTGGTTTAGATGTAACAATAACTATTACAGCATCTGGTGGTGAACTTGTTAAAAACGCGCAGCATGAATGGTATATACAAGGTAATAGACTTAATGTTCTTGATAGTCCATTTGCCGCTGGTCTTAAAAAATACGTATCACTTAATTCTGCTAACGGACCAGAATCACAAATAGCAACAAATGTAACAATAGCAGCTGAGGCAGGTTATGCTTTTGGTGAGTGGCGCGATGGTCAATTTGTTAATGAAGACCCAGTGTTAGACGTTGTAAGATCAAGAGATAATACAGGTTCATATAGGTTTGAAGTTACTGAAAGAAGATACAACGCAGCTAATAATTTAATACAATGTGACTTTAATATATTCTACACATTTGGTGACATGGGTGATATAGTATATTACGAAGGCACTAAAGCTGTTTATAATTTAGTACGTGTTTTAGTAAATGTAAATACAGCAGAATCATTTGACAAAACAGACGACCCTAAAATACGTGGTGTTGTAGTAGAAAGCTATGCACCTATTGGCATTTTACCAGAAGGTGGATCGTTAGAAGATCTTTATGTATTGGATGAAGCAGAAGTACCTTATGAATTATCAAAAAGATATTTAAAAGTATACGGTGATCCTGGTGCTACATTTGGTGTTGATAGAGGTTCTAACGCTACAAGTATTGGTGTTAAATTAAATGATAGTGCTAGCAACATAACATCTGACTCTTTAGAGATACCAAGCACTGGAACTAAAGGATATAAAAGAGTTGAGGTAACTTTACCTAGCAGAGAAAACAAAAAATATTTAGACGCGTATCAGTTTACGTTAACAGGTAGTGACTTAATGAGTACAATAGCAACTAAGTCAGGCGGTACTCATCATGCTGAAATAATACAACATGGTACTTCAAAAATTATACTTAAGTGGAATAATAGTGATGGTAACAGTGACTGGGCAGGTACTGGTGGTGCTTTAGCAGCAGGTAATGGTACTATATTTGCAGACGATGATTTAGATTACTTTAACGAAGCTTCTGATCCTTACAACAGCGTAGGTGTTGCAGCAACAACAGGTATAACAAGAACAGCACAAACCTATCACGTACCAAAAGATCAAAAATCAAACCCACAAAAATATATACCTTTTAAGTATGAGTTTGATGATAGTGCAACAACATTAACAAAATCGCGTGATGTTGTAGCATCTGATTTTGTTGCTGATCCTACAGATAAAGATGGTGCTAGCTATGAAATATCTGACTTAACAACAACTGTATCAGGAACGAAATTAACAGTTACAGGTTTATTAACTATAAACATATATGGTGATGGTACACAGTCAGAGGCTGGTGGAACAGCTGCGATAGAAATAGAACTAGGTAATCTTGATGAGTTAGTTACTGGTCCAGCTTCAAGTACAGCATCTTATTCGGTGTTACTTTATGATTGCACTAGCTTATTCCCAATCGGCACATACAAGTACATACATCCTACGACAGTATGTAGCGGTGGTAGTACAACTACTGGAGCATGTAACTATGCAACTTTAACTGGTAAGTTTATAAGATTGAGAGATATAGGAAGTGGCTGCTCTAGCACTGAGTCAATTGGTCAGATAACAGGTGCATCTACAGCTTCACCTACAGCTTATGCTTCTGGCAACACACATTACGCAACATTAGGTAACGCATGTGGTTCTATAGGTGGAACAACGTGTTAAAAAGAAATTATGGCAAGAACAATAACAATAACACTTACGTACGATTTAAATGAGCAAGCTCAGGTTGGTGACCTTTTGTTTTATCAAGCAAATGGCTCAACAACTGTGATTGAGCTAGGTACTATAGCAACTATCAATTTTACTACTAAAGTAATAACAGTTAGTATATCTGATACAACTAAAGCACCTAGTCAAGATGACTATGTATTTTTTGCTAAGAACAATAAAGCACATCAAGCAGATATAATAGGTTATTTTGCTGAAGCTGTAATGAAAAACAACAGCACTGAAGAAGCTGAATTATTTCAGTTATCTTCCGAGATAGCTGAGAGTAGTAAATAATAAGAAATTAATGTAATTATAATAGCATGAGTATATTTGGAAAAATAGGAAATATTTTAGGAGCTCCAATCAAAGGACTTGGTCAACTAGGTAAACAAGCAAAATATAACCTAACTGGTCATTATATGGCAGGTGGTGATGTTGATAGAGGTTTAATGACACAAGGAGCTACAGGCGTAGTAGGAGGTATCGGTGGTATCATAGGTGGACTATCTGGTATGGGCAAAGCAAAAAGACAAAGAAAAAAAGCTTCTCAAGATTTTCAAAGAGAGTTAAGCGGCTTACGAGGTGTTGATGTTAGTAACCCTTTTGCAAGAATGAGAAACCCGTATACTAACTTAACAGTAAATAAACAACAAGCAGAGTTTCAAGCGCAACAAGGTCAACAGGCTTTAACAGATATACTCTCACAATCTCGTATGGCTGCTGGTGGTAGCGGCGTAGCTGCGCTAGCACAAGCGATGGCTAATCAAAGTACACAGATGATGCAGCAAGCATCAGCTTCTATAGGTGAACAAGAATCAAGAAATATATTTGCAACAGCTGAAGGCGAAATGTCTAGACAAGTGGCAATAGGTCAAGGTGAACAAGCTGCGCAGCAGTTAAGAGCTGAAAAAGCATCTGTGTTAACGGGATATGCAGCGGACAGATTAGAATCAGCAAATGAAGTGCTTGAAGCAAAAAGAACAGCGATAGGCACAGGAATAGGTAATATAGTTGGTGGCGTCGCGCAGTTAGGCGCGTCTGGGTTGTTTGCAAAACCTTAATTAAAATAATAATATGGCATTTTTTAAAGAAAAAAGAACAGAGGGTAGTAGTTTAGCATCACAAACAGTAGTAGACTGGGGCAAAACCATAATGCAAGGTATGAACTCAGAGGTATTAACTAAACACTATCAAAGAAAGTTTGATCAAAAAATAAAAGATTTAGAAGCAACACCTCAAGTTTTTGATACAACATTATCTTTTTTTGAACCTAAAATACTTGAAAGAGTAACAACATTACAAGAAGAATATAAGAAAAATGCTAGCATAGCATACAATAGACCTGATCTTTCTAACGCGGCTGTTGAAGCTAGACAAAGAAACGCAGAGATAATAAAAGAAATATCTAGGATGCAAGGTAGCATACAGTCTTTACAAGAAGATGAAAATGCCTTTGCAGAAGATCCTGGTGATTTTTATCCAGATGTTATTAATGAAAATTTAAGCTCAGACGAATTTTTAGTAAGAGAAGCTTATACAGAGTTAATAAATGGAGATTACAAAAACGGCGATGCAGAAGTTGTTAAGGATGTTTACTTTACAGATGGTGGTAAAGTAATGGTTGACATTGAAGGATTAGGCCCTGTAGACTTAAAAGATCTTAGATCATTTGATCAACCAACAGAAGGTTTAAAAACGGGTTACATAGAAAAGCTTGCTAACATAGCAACAACATCTGTAGAAGACTCGGCCGAAGCAGGTGCTCTGCAAACAGAGCTTCTAGGAGATGTTCTTAATAACCTTAATTACTATGAGAAGCTTGAATTATTAAATGCTAAGGTAACAATATCACCAGAGTTTTCTGGTGGTAACATCAAAGATACATTGACGCCTAAAGAAGACGCACGATACGAAGAGCTATTTAGAACACTAGTTAAGGACGCAGATAAGCATATAAAAGAGGGAAATTGGCACGCGTTTTTTAATGCTAAAGTAAGAAAAGAAAAAGGTATGGTATTAAACGCCGGTATAGAGCAGCCAGATGTCATACAAGGAGTAGAAGATTTTATTAGAGATTTTACGCTAGATATAAGTAATCAGTTTATTAAAGCTGGTAAGGGGATTCAAAACCAAAGACTTATAGACGAACAAAATCGCCTTAAAGAAGAAAGTGAAATTAGATATGGCGGAAGTGTAACGGCTCGAAAAGAAAAAGCTTTAAAAGGTTTTTATACAGCGGTAACAAATGAAGTAGTATCAACATATGGTAAAGATTCAACTATATTTAATCAGGAAACTGGAGAAATAGTTGATATGGGTAAATACAAAAAAATATGGATGCAAAGTCTAGTAAATGACGTTGGTAATTCATCGATCGCGTTTGTTGGTACGTATGATGACGCTATGAGTTATTTCCTTGCGGATGATGCTATAGGTGAAGCGCTTGAAGCAAAGCTTCAAACAAACTACAATATGATAGAGGGTAAGCACGGTGAGAATACAAGAAACGTTTTTGAAAGGTTGTTGGTAAACGCGTACAGAAAAACAACAATGGACAACAACACAATAAGCGATTTAAAACTACGTGGTTTGTTGGAAGAAAAAACTGAAAAGGTAGACAGAGGAGAACTTACGTATTACACTTTAACAAACAAAATGTTACAGGTTTTAGAAGATGCGGATCTAATGAGGTTCCCTCAAATACAACAACAATATCAACAGTTAATAAATACTAAGTTTTATAAAAAAGCTCTTTATCAAGATAGCAAACTGGTTGCTAAAGCAAAAGACTTTAGCCAGCTATACGATTTGCTAAACGACGTTTTATTTAACAGGTATACACAAGGAACAGATTTTGAAGATAAAGCCAACTTATTTACCATAGGAAAAAGCGGTGCTATACATGGACACGGTGGTGATCCAACTACTGAAACTGGTAAGGTGTTATTAGGAAACTCATTGTTATCTGAGGGTCTTGTCGACGCAACGAAGTTAGCTATTTCAGGCGCTGCAGACTTGAACCCTACAGGACCAGGACAATGATAGAAAATTTATATAGAAAATTAGTTTCAAAAGGAAGAGTATCAGTACCATTTGAGGTTTTTGCTCAAGCGTTTAATAACGACCCAAATTATAGAGCAAAAATATTAAGTGCAGTACCCGAACTAACTTTACCGCAAGAACCTAAATATCAAACAGAACCAAAACAAAAATCACAGGAAGAAAAATACCTAGTTGATGAAGTTCCTTTTATAGGTGATTTTATAGGTGATTTATATAGAGCTGCAAAACAAGGAACGCAAGCTGCAGCATCAGTAGACGAAAGCATTGACCTTATGAAAGGCTTATTCGGCGACGGCGCATCAGACGAACAAATACAGAATTTTATTACAGCATACAATCAAAGCTCACAAACGGCAACATCTGACGAAATGATGAGCTTTAATAAGATATACGAAGAAGAAGGCAAAGGTGTATGGGGGTTTTTAAAAGGCGTTGCTGATAGTCCAAGTATAATTCCACAATTATTTGTTTCATCAATGGCCACCATGGTAGGTTCAGCTGTTGACTCAGACGATGTTAGAAAACTTACATTAGGTGGCGCAGCAGCTGGTTCATTTGCTGGTCCAACGGGTATATTCGCCGGTGGTGTAGGTGCTTTAGCAACTGGCATGGAGGCTGCATTAACATTTGGTGAGTTGCTAAAAGAAGAGGTTGGTGAGGGTAATTTTAAATTAGAAAACATTAAGGCTATATTTGAAGATCCAGATAAAGTTGATAGTCTATTACAAAAATCAGTGGCAAGAGGTATAGCTATTGGAGCGTTTGAAGCGCTTGCTGGAAGCGTTGCTGGTAAAACTGTTAAAGCACTCACGTTAAAAAGTAAAGCTGGCGCAGCGGCAGCTGGTGTTGGGGTTGAAGCTGTAGGTGGTAGTTTAGGTGAGGTAGCTGGTAGACTAGCAGCTGATCAAGAAATGGATGTGGCTGAAATAGGCTTTGAAGGTATAGCAGGAACAACTACGGCTCCTGTGTCAGTAGGTTTAAACATAGCACAACCAGGTACATATAAAATAAACAACGAATCATACTCAGCAGGTGACTTTGTAAAAAACCTAAATTTACTAGACGCAACAGCTTTACGAGCGGCTAATATAGAAGTTCAAAACAATGAAGCTGTTGAAAAGTTGGTAAAAGAAAAAAGACAAGAGGCGCTGTATGACATAGCAATAGGTGAAGAGGTAACAGATACAAAAGATAGAAAAGAAATAGTTGAACTAGAAAAACAACACGCTAAAATAAAAGATCAAACAAGTGTAGCAGGCAACATAAGAGCAGCTAAAATAAAAAACCAAATAAACGCTATATTAAGTAAATACGATGGTACAACCACAACAAAAGACGTTATATCAGCTGGTGCTTACATAAGAAAAACACAAAACTTATCAGACAACTTAGCCAAGACAGAGGCGTTTGCGGACTTATTAAAAATAGGTTTTAAGTCTTTAACTAATGAAGAGTACGTAAACTTTATTGACAAATATAATACTAAACATAAAACTAACTTTGACGCAACTGGCGAAGGTAGAATAATACAGGACTCTGAAACAGGTGAGCAAACTATTATTATTAATAAAGACGAGGCTGCAAAAAGCGATCAGTTTACAGTTGGTCAACATGAATTACTACATGGGTTATTACATCAAACGCTTAAAAATAATGACGAAACAGCTATAAGATTAGGTCAAGAGTTAGGTAAGTATTTAAATAAAATAAACGTTAAAGAAGTAAAAGATTCAAGATTTAGAGAACGTTTAAAAGCTTATAAGTATGCTGAGAAAGCAGGTCAACTAACAGAAGCAGAACGGTATGAAGAAGTGTTAACACTTACGTCTGAGGCTATGGCTAACAAAGAACTTAAGTATGACCAAACAACGTTTGATAAAATAGCAGACTTAATTAGACAGTTTCTTAGAAAACACTTTAATGTTAACATGGAGCTTAACACAGCTGAAGATGTATTTAATTTATTAAAAGATTATAACAAAAGTTTTGAAGAAGGTAAGCTGTATAAGTCTTTTGGTAGATTATCAACTAACGCTTTGCAAGGTAAGTTAATAAGTGAGCCAGCATTACAAACAGCAAAAAGAATATACGATAAAAAGAAAATATCAAACTACGATATTGAAAACAAACAAAGAAAAGAAATAGTAAATAGACTTTACGAGCAAAAAGGCAAGGCAGCTATAGATGAAGTTATACCATATTACATGCCTAAAATTGAAGCTGTAGTAAATCAAAGAAGAGATTATTCAATGTCAGATCTTTCTACATTTGATATAGCAGAAGAAAAAAGCGATATCGTGATGGACACAATGTACAACTTGTTGTTACATGCTAGAGCTTTTAACCCAACAAAAAATGATGACTTTGATGCTTATATAAACTCATACATAGTACAAAAGTTTGGTACAGCTGTAAAAAAACTACAAAGAACAGAAACAAAAGTAACTGAAACGCAAGAAAGAAAAGCAAGACAAAAAGGTACATTAGATACTATAACAGAACAAGCAACAACAAGTATCAGCGATAAAATTAAAATAGATCCTAAGGTACAAGAAAAGCTTAACACTGTAGTTAAAAGCGAAGTAACTAATATTTTAAAGCAAATGACTATTGGCACAAAGCCACGTATAGCTAAGCTTAACTTACAAGACACGTTTAGACAAGCTATAAGAAAAGATTTAAAGAATACAATAAAGAAAAAAGAGATATACGAAAAGTTTTTAAAAGATAACTTTGAAACTTACTTTAATGATGTTAACGTTGAAACACTAAACAAAAGATTTAGAGGAGACAAGAGTAATCCAGATTTATTTGTAAAACCTACAGGCAAACGAGTTATAAAAACAGCAACATCACAGCCTCAACTATTTGAAAAGCAACCTTGGGATCAAGTTAAAGGTAAGTTTTTAAATTATTTTCTTGATGGACCAGCTAGTAGAGTTGGTGTTAGAAAAGATAAAATAGTAGAAGAAATATCTAACTATATGGCGTTTGAACTTGCTAGACAAATTACATCATCACCAGATATATTTAATGTTGTAGATGAAATAGGTATAACTAAACTAGATAATATAAATAAAGAAAGAGTTGAATCTATAGTTAAAGATACTAGAGACGTAACAAACATAAGAACAAAGCTAAAGATAGCTATGACTCAGCTGTCGCCTACTCAACAGAAATATCAAAATGAAATCATAAGCGTATTTAGAAAATATCAACCAGTTGATATGAGAGGTAATGTCTCAGATATATATGAGGCTGTAAAGAAAAGGTTTTTAGCAAAGGTGCCAGAAGAAGATAGAGCAGATGTTGAAGCTTTTATGAGCGATAGAGAGTATATGATAGCTAAACCAGGAACTGGTTTGTTTGTTGCTAATGTAAAGAAAACACATGACAAAGGAGTAATAGAAGAGCTGTATAAAGACGATAAAGCAACAGCCCCAACAACAGAAGAGCAAGTCAAAGAAACAACTGATCAAGCTATTAGAGTAATTAAAAGTATACCACCACAAACACTTAAGCAAATATTTGGTGATAAAATAACACTAGAGAACTTAACGTTTGTAGGGTTAAAAGATACTAATATGGGTATAGATGGTTTACCTTGGACGCTTGATGTTCAAAAGAAAAAACCTAACTACGTACCAGATATACAGACAGACAAGCCTTACAAGTATGGGTCAAACGCTAATCCGTATCTTATTAAAGCTTTAGATGTATTATACGAGCAAATTGGCAAAGCAGATAATCCAAACAACAAACCGGATAAACTATGGGATGGTTTAGGTATTGATAAAAGATGGAACTTTAAAGACTACGCGCCTATAAATAAATCAACTGGATTAATAGCTAAGATATCAAAAGACTTAGCGTCTAACTCAAAAAATAATCAACAAGAGATAATAGATAAATATAAAAAAGATATAACAATAGCTAATCAAAATAATCCAAAGGTTCAGGCTTACATGCAATTAAAGTTTGCTGAATCGTATAAGCAGGGTAATATAACTAACAAAGCTTCAAATATAAGATTACTACAAGGAACAACAAACGCAACAGCATCATTTGTTAAGGCTCTAGCTAAAATAAAATACATACACATATTAAACGGCCAGTCTCAATCAGCTCCAACGTCTAGTAGTTTATGGGGTTATATAGAACACCTAAAAGAAAACGCCAACACTTTAACTGATTTTAACGATTTAAATATAAAATATTATAACGACGAAATAACGCAAGATGAATACATGAAACAAGCGTTAGATTTAGCTAATGAAATGGAAATTAGTTACAACGATACTGATTTATCTGTTGAGCAGCTAGATAAAAAGTTTAATAAAAACTTAGGTCAAGGAGATTTTAAATTAAGAGCACTAGATCCATCTGATTTAGATAACTTTATAAACATAGAAACAGGTCAATCAGCTAACACAGAGTTAGCAGAAAAAATGTTTTTTATGGAAGAAAATAATAAGCTAATGGTTAGAGGTAGTAAAAGATCTTTAGCAAAAATTTCTCTTCCAAACGAACAAATGAAAAGATTTAAACAATACGATAAAGCCTTGGAGATGGCTAATCGTTTAAATCCACCAGAAAAAGGTATAAGTATATTAGACTTTGATGACACGTTGGCTAAGACTAAATCTAAGGTACTTTACACGCTTCCTGATGGCACGAAAGGAAAAATAGATGCTACAGCATTTGCAACTGAATCAGCAGCCTTAGAAGCTGCAGGAGCTAAGTTTGATTTTAGTGAGTTTAGTAAGGTAAAAGCTGGTAAAAAAGGACCGTTCTTTGGCAAAGCTTTAGATCTTATAGGAAAGTACGGTAACAAGGATATGTTTATACTAACAGCAAGGCCCGCTGATGCTGCACCTGCTATACAAAAATTCTTAAAAGCTGTTGGCTTAAATATAAGACTTGAAAACATTATAGGTTTAGAAGATGGTAGACCAGAAGCTAAAGCAGAATTTATAGTTGATAAAGCAGCTGAAGGTTATAATAACTTTTTATTTGCTGATGATGCTGTTAAAAATGTAGATGCTGTTAGCGAAGTACTAGATAGTTTAGATATTAACGGCAAGGTATATAAAGTTAAACAAGACTTCAGACAAGACATGGACAAGAAGTTCAACAAGATACTAGAGCAAGTCAAAGGTATAGATCGTAACGCTACATTTTCTGATGCTGCTGCTAGAGTACGTGGCGCTTTAAATGATAAGTTCTGGTCAAGATTATTTGTGCCACCAGGTGCTGATGATTTTAAAGGCTTAATGTATTACTTTATGGGCAAAGGTAAAATAGGTGAAGCACATGCAGAGTTTTTTAATGAAACATTGTTTAAGCCTTTTGCTAAAGCAACTAAAAATATTAACGCGGCTAGACAAAGAATAGTTAATGAGTATTCACAATTAACAAAAGACATGCCAGCTGTAAAGAAAATGTTGCTTACAGCTACAGGTTATAGTAACTTTACATATGATCAGGCTATGAGAGTTTACTTGATGAATCAAAATAATATTGATATACCTGGTTTATCAAAAAGAGATTTAACAGCTTTATTAGATATAGTAAATTCTGATCCTAGTTTAGTTGCATACGCTGATAAAGTTTCTGCTATAACAAGACTAGATGAAGGTTACGTACAGCCTGATGATGTTAGTTGGTTAGCATCAACTATAGAATTAGATTTAAGATCTATTACAACCATAACTAAAAGAGCTGAGTATCTCACTGAGTGGAAAGCAAACAAGGATGCTATATTTACACCTGATAATCTAAATAAAATAGAAGCTATATATGGTGCTAGTGTAAGATCAGCACTAGAAGATTCATTATATCGTATGGAAATAGGTACTAACAGACCTACAGGCCAGAGCAAGATAGCTAGTGAATTTACTGACTGGGCTAATGGTGCTGTTGGTAATATAATGTTCTTTAATATAAGATCAGCTGTACTACAAACAATATCGTTTGCTAACTTTGTAAACTGGAGTGATAACAACCCTTATAAATATATGAAAGCTGTTGGTAACTTTCCACAGTTTGCTAAAGACTTTGCTATGATATGGAACTCTGACTTCTTAAAAAGCAGAAGACAAGGGCTACAAACCGACGTTAACGCATCTGAAATAATAAACGAAGCAGCTAACTCTAAAAATAAAGTTAAGTCAATCATAGCTTACATACTTGGTAAAGGTTATTTACCTACACAAATGGGTGATAGTTTTGCAATATGTATGGGTGGTGCAGGTTTTTATAGAAATAGACTTGATACATATTTAAAACAAGGTTTAAGTTTAAAAGAAGCAGAGACAAAAGCATTTAGTGACATGCAAGAAACATCTGAGGACGCGCAGCAATCAGCAAGACCAGATAAAATATCACAGCAACAAGCTAGTGAAATAGGTAGATGGATACTTAGTTTTCAAAACACACCTATGCAGTATACAAGAATAATAAAGAAAGCTGCATTAGATTTAGCTAATAAAAGAGGTGATGCTAAAACTAACATATCTAAGATAATATACTATGGTGCTTTACAGAACTTAATATTTACATCGTTACAAAGTGCTATATTTGCTTTAGCATTTGATGATGATGAAGATAAAGAAAAAGAAAAATACGCTAGAATAGCAAATAGTATGGTTGATACTATATTAAGAGGTACAGGTATTTATGGTGCTGTAGCAGCTATGCTAAAGAACGTAGCACTAGAGTTTGTAGATCAGAACAAAAAAGGATATAGAGCTGATCATGCGTACACAGTACTAGAAGCGGTTAACTTATCACCAGCGCTTGGTAGTAAAACTAGAAAAGTATACAGTGCTACACAAGCAGTTAAATTTAACAGCGATGAAATGATATCAAGAGGCTTTCATATAGATAATCCAGCGTATGAAGCTGTGGCTAACGTGACATCAGCCGCCATCAACTTACCAGTTGATAGAGCATTAAGAATAACTGATAATTTACGTGAAGCTACTAATAAAGAAAACCAAGCTTGGCAAAGAATAGCGCTTGCTCTTGGCTGGAGTACGTGGGATGTAGGCATAGAAGGTGAGCGTAGGAAAAAAGATAAAAAGAAGAAAGGTGGGGTTAATTTATTCTAATAATAAGTAATTATAAAATATGGCAGCACAAAATCCAACGACAAAGGAGACACTAAAAGTAATAGAATATCAGATAGAACAGATATTTAAAGAAGTCGAGAAGCTTAATGAAGATAATTTAAAAGCTCATACTGACGTTAAAAATGATCTACGTTTTATAAAGAATAACTTATTTGATCCTAATGAAGGTATTTGGGCTGAAGTAAAACGTAATTCTAATTTTAGAAACGATACTGTTAAGTGGCGAAACGCTCTAGGTTTAGGTGTTTTTAGCTTAGTAGGAAAACATATTTATGACTTTTTTAAATCACTCTCATAATGCCAACAGAAATATTAGACAAACAAGTAGGAATTGACATAGACGGCGATAAAAAGCCTGATATAAAACTAGATATAAAAACTATAGCTATCGTTGTAGGATTTATAATTAGTGGATCAATGGGTTACCAAACACTAAAACAAGAGATAGAACTAGCTAAAGAACTACCTGTGTACGAAGTTAAAGAAACTTCTGACGGGCTATTGCAAAAGCAAAAAGTAGAATATCTTGAAAAAGAAATTGAAAAGCTTGAGCAAAAAGTAAATATACTAGAGAATAAAGTATATAAAAAATGATAGCAAAACTATTGTTTATTGTATTAGCACTTAATAACATTACTTTAAAAGTAACTGGATTAACATGTAGCATGTGCTCGTTTAGCGTACAGAAAAGCGTTGAGAAGGTATACTTTGTAGAAAGTGTAGAAGCTAATATAGAAGATACTACATTTGAAATAAGATTTAAAAAAGATAACTACGTAGACTTTTTTGCCTTACAGAATGCTGTAGAAGATGCAGGATTTTTTATAGATAAAGAGTCAGTTGTTGTTGATGTTAAAAATACAAATGAGTTTTGGCAGAACAGCAATTATATTATCTGGAAAAATAAATAATAATTTATGATTAGTAAACACATAAGTATGCGTGAAGGCACGTATAGCGTTACAGCAACAAGATTAGGGTTAGAAAATAAACCAACTGAAGAACATCTTAACAATATGAAGTTGTTAGCTATAAAAGTATTTGAACCCCTAAGAGAGTGGGTTGGTGGTCCTATCAGGATAAATTCCTTTTATCGTGGACCAGAATTAAATAAAGCAATCGGCGGAAGTAGTAAGTCACAACA